ATCGGAGAGTGTCCACGCTCTCTTGAAACTTCTTTGAGCTAAACCTTTATGGAGATAATTGGAATCTGTTTCTTTATCTTCTTTTTGACCTTCCACAAAAAGTTTGCCGTCTTGAGTGTAGACATAAACTTCTTTCTTTTTAAATCCAGCAAGAGCAAGTTCAAGTCTTGATTCTACATTACTAACTTGAACAAGATTATAAGGTGGATAGTTTGTTGAAGTTTCGTGAAGACTAAAAATACGATCAAAATATTCATCCATTCCAATGCTGTTGCGTGTGATCCTATCCATCAGGGCAGGAAGATCCGACGCAGTAAATCGTGATGGGACAAGGTTAGTCATTTAAGTAACTCCTTTAAAAGCGAGGTTTGATTGTGTGGACCCTTACGGCATCCACTACTAATTATACAAAATCATAAAAAAAGCGGGATGTTATTTCCCGCACTTTTTCATTCGGTTTCTACACCTTTTCCTTTTTTACCAATATTATACTTCTGTTCCAAGATCCAGTCCCCCTTATCTTTGTAAGCAAGAACTTTAATTTGATTAAGTGGTGCAATATCAGTAACACTATCTTCTTTAACAACCGTAATCAATCCCCAGTCAGCAAGCAAACGAACAATACGATTGCGGCGCTGAACATCATTCACGGTCAGGTTTGCGTGTTTGCCATCCAGAGCAAACAGTTCCTTAAAGTGAACAATATAATATCTACCTTGCTTGTGTAGAATATGGCAAGACTGATAGAGTTTTTTCTCCTTACGCGATGCAACTCCAATCCTGGTTAAAGTCTCACGGACTTTAAGGAAGTCATCAGGTTCATTAAGAATTACCTCCACCATCTGGTCCTGAGACCATTCAACAGTAGGTTCTACCGTAGTAGTCATTTTGATCCTCCAATATCAAGTCGTTTTTTAATAAAGTTAATTTGTTCTTGTGTCAGGATTTTCAGAGCTTGGGATGCTTTTTCGTTACTATATCCATAGTATTGTTTTATACATTCTAAGTCCGTGACTTTATCCTTTCGGAGCCAGGGAGAAAATCTCTTCCGTTTCCTTAGACTATTTAGATAAAAAGAATATTGCAGGTCTTTATCAAGATGATGATTCATATTCATCTCGTTTGCATACATTACACAATCAATGTGCCCAGAAAGGCAACGATTGATAATATACGGAGGATATGACTTAATTTCTCCAGACAAATTTTCTTTTGTAAAGTTAATTGAGTTCAACCAATCCTTGAGTTCGTGTGTCATCTTATAATTTGAATGTCATCATCATCAGTCCAGAGTTCGACCTTAGTTCTGAATCTATTTTCTTCTTTCAATTTTTCATATCGTTTTGCTGCTTTCTTTTTCCACCAAGAAATAATATTTTCTAGATAAAACTTATCCCAATTAGGACCACGAAGAAGTTCTTTCTGTTCACCAAGAATTACTTCTCTAACATTTGAATATCCATAATCAGATATGTAAAATCTCTTCTTTTGAGTCAACGCAAATGCTGCATCAATTATAGAATTAAATTCATTAAGTTTTTGTTTATCTTGAAGTGAATTACGAATAATGGAAATCATCTTTGTCTGTCGCTTCATCTTTTTAGATGAAGCTTTATTATCAGTCAGCGGAGTGTTATTGTTAAGAAGAGTGAATCGATCGTGCAGTCTATGAAATGCTTCATCGTGAAGAAGTGGAAGAAACTTACTTTCAGTCAGTCCTTTATATCTCATAAATGGTTTTAACCCATCATACTGAGATGCATCTGTTGTAGAACCATAAAGTGATGTTGTTTCAAACAAAGCAATATCCTTTTCAAATACTCTGTTAAGAGTTTCTCTTGCGTAATGAGAACAGCAAAGAAGCGCAAGGAGTTTGCCGCCAAGATAATTGTATCCAAAAGGTTGCGAAGGAACAATTACAAATCCCATAGCTGCATGACGATTGAAAATAGAAAGATTAGGAACTTTACCTAACCACTCATTTCTTGGTTTTGAATTGATAGTAGGAGATCCAAAACGAATAAATCCAAGAACCTTCTTAGTATTTTTTTCAAACAACATCCAACGAAGTTCTCTTCCTGGAATATTTGATTCGTTATTATGAGAAGAAACTGCTCTCAAAAGAGTATTGTAATGTTCTTGCGGTAATGCTTGTTGAAACCTATCGCCAATAAATTTTACATCAAATTCCATATCTTCAGGATGAATATCTTCATTAAAAAATTCATCTTGAAGTGGCGCAAGAGTATTAGTACTTTTAATAACTTCTTTCTTAACAAAACGCAAGTAGTCTTCAATATTTCCCATCTGAGAGAAATACTTAATAAACTCATCTGCAGCCCACAAAGCATCTTGTTCAGAAACTATCATTCAAATTCCCCCATTTTATTTTTTGGTAGAATAATGTATTGTGGAGTGCATCCAACAGAAATAGCAGTTGATTTAGTTGCTTTTGCCATTTCACGGTAACCAAGACCAACATAAATTTGGCCACCAACTACAGCAACTGCCATAGCACCCCAAAAGATATAGTACCACTTTGCCTTTACTTGATGTTCTTTACTCATTTGAATTCACACTCCACCATAATTTCTGTAAGAGCAGCAAGGAGATTTATTTCTTGGTCAGCAACGAACGCACATTGGTATTGGTACTTAGCAATAACAAGAACGGCAGCGGGGATAGATGCGGGTGAAAGATAGTCAAAAGAGGCGTCATAAACCCTGCGAAGAAGATGAGAAGCGTCGTTATCCAAGTTGGAGACCACCCACTTTCTGACTTCAGTAAAGTTTTTATCTTTGAGATTTTTAACCAGTTCATTTACAGAGATGTCTGAGAAAGATGCAAGAATTGCTGCGTCAATTTTTCCCCCCACCGAATATCTTTGGCATTCATTGAGGACTCGTCGCCAATCTGGAAAATGTTTTTGGACCAATTCAGCAAGAACTTTAGATTCATATTCAATACCTTCTGTTTCAAGAATATTTTGAAGTCTTTTAAAAAACTGACCAGCAAGTTCTACTTTTTCCTTTCCCTTAATCCCAAATTCCACAACGGCACAACGGGAATGAAGCGGTTCAATGATTTTGTTTTTGTAGTTGCAGGTAAAGATGAACCTGCAGTTGTTAGCAAATTCCTCAATAGACGCCCGTAGGAGGAGTTGAACGTCTGAGGTTGTGTTATCTGCCTCATCAATAATGATGACTTTGTGTTTAGCAGTTGACGAAAGCGATACGGTCGAAGCGAAGTTTTTCGCATTGTTTCTGACAGTATCAAGGAATCTACCTTCGTCGGATCCATTAATGACATAAACATCTACTCCCAATTCATTGCAAAGTGCTTTTGCAACAGTTGTCTTGCCACATCCAGCAGGACCAGCAAGAAGCAAGTTTGGCACTTCGCCTTTATTTAGAAAGTCTGTAAAGGTTTTCTTAATATTCTCAGGGAGAATACAATCTTCAATTATTTTGGGGCGATACTTCTCAACCCACAAAAATTCATCACGACTCATAATTTTTTATACCCAATCAGGTTTACGTTCTGGCATACGAAGATAATTAGATGCAACCCAAGGTTTGGATGCGATATACATCTTGTAAGCAGTAAAAGTGTCAATGCTGTCGTCAAGTTTATACTCATCTGGCATTGCACGAGCAAATGGAGTTACTTCTGTAATCTTCCCCTTTGGGAACAGGTAGTATGCTTGCAGTAAAGTATTATAGCACGAATGGGTTTTTCCATAACGCACAGAATACTCATCACATAGATTCATACCGTGCTTAATCAACCAATAGGCATTGTGGATACTATCCATTGCCCATTTGGTACAGGGATGATTACGAAACGCACCTTTTTCAGTTCGGTAAGGAGTGTTATCAGTCTTGTACAAAGGGCCATAGTTATGACCCCATTTTTCAGATGCCACAATGGAAAGCATTTGGCAGCATTCCAGGGGCATCTTGACAATGTGCTTATCAGGAAGACAGATAGCACTCTCTGCAGGCCAAGGCGAAGTTACAAAGATATTCATCCAAAAGTTGAATCAGGTTCTAGAGCAATATAATACACCAGATCGTGGTTCTTAGAGGTAAAACGTGACAAAAGTTTTTGAGACACAACAACTTCATAAGTTCCAGGGAGAACTTTAATGTTTTCTACTTTAAAGTTAAAGACAAAATTGGTGTCAGTTTCACCAACAACAACAGCAAAGTCATTGGAGGTTTCATTCTTTTTATCACGCACCACCAGTTTTACAACACCCGATTCACCAACAGCAGAAATATCAGGGAGTTGATAAACAGCGGCAGCTTTCAACAGTTTATCAAGTTGTTCGGTACTTACTTCAAAACATACATCTTCACTAGGAAGATTGATTGCTTTATCAGGAGGAGTAATAATAACAGTAGGATCTGCAAAGAAATATTTGGAACGTGACTTTCCTTCTTTAATAACTACATATCCATCATTTTGAAAATCTAGTTCTGGACTTTGATATAAACCAAGACCATTCAAAAACTGATTCAAATCATAGATACCAAAATCCTTAGGAAGATCTTCAGATACAGTTGCTTCTGCAAGAATATTCTTCATCACAGAAATAGTACGAAGTTTACTACCTTGCTTAAAGAGGATAGATTGGTTGATAGAAGAGAAGTTCTTCAGTACAGAAAGAGTTTTATCAGAAAGTTTCATAATCACTTATTTTCAATGAGATTGAGATGGTTGATCAAAAGAATCGTATAATGAAGAACTTTAAACAAGTCAGCGCGAGGAGTGCCTTTAGTATCATAACGATCAATATATTTGGTTACATTGCCAGCACAAAATCCCTCACGACGATTATGTTTAATCTTATCAAGAGTTTGTTCAGTTCCACCACCAGTCCTATCAACATAATGTTGACTATAGGTGCCAGAAATGTACTGCTCAAGTTGCTTGAGAATTTTATCTTCATTATATTTCCAAAAACCATTTTTGTTTGTATCTTCAGGCATTTTAATAGTAAAAGTAGAGGGAGGATTAAGAACAAGGTGATCTTCACCAAATCCACCACGAACTCCAGATCCAGTGAAAACAATTTGATCTGGTGATGCGTGTGGATTTCCTGTCAAACTAATTCCATCTTCTTCCCAAAACTCTTGATTAGGAAGAGGAAGTTCAAAGTCACCGTAGAATTTATTTTTGTTCGTAGCAAACGAACTTTCATAAGTGCTCTCAAAGTTTTCAGACATTTTGTTTCATAGTAAAGAGTAAAAAAGAGGAGGCACATTGACCTCCTCACATTCTATCAAAATGGTGCTTGATCGTCAAGAAGACCAGTTTGCTGAATATTGTCAGTAGGCATCTGGAAATCAGCGTCCACTTTATCATACAGTTCCAGGAAGGACTGCTTGGTCTCATCATCAAAGCGATTCACACATACTTGGATTGCCTTTGCCTT